TTTTGGAGGGTATGGACAACAAGCGCCGATGGCGGCATTAGCTCCTTATGCCGGTATGGCTCAATCCCAGCCAATGCCAACGGACTTCTTCCCATCTTATGTGCCAAAGCCAGATCCAATCATTTTGACGGATGACGACTAAAGACAAGTCCGATGGATTCAATAGCTTTAGCTGCCTATATCTATAAAAAATTAGATCAATATGAGGAAGCTCATGTTGATTACATAACCTCTGGCAATATTAAAAGTATGGAGGATTACAAATTCGCGATGGGTGAGTTATCAATGCTTCGCACCCTTCGAGATGAACTTAAAGAAGCGTTGCATATTGAAGGAGACCCCCTCGATGAGTGATCTATCATTAGATTCCATCGCATCAAAACCGTCCGTTACGGATGCATATGTGAGCGAACAAGAACGGGTATTAGACCCATCTGTGTTAGATAAATCTTTGGTTGAAAGGATGCCAAATCCTTCTGGCTACCGTTTGTTGGTACTCCCTTACAAAGGAAAGGGTGTGACAGATGGCGGTATTCAATTAATTCAATCCACGCTTGATAAAGAAAATCTTGCTACATCTGTTTGTTATGTCATGAAAATGGGCCCATTGGCCTATCAGGACTACGAAAAGTTTGGTGATGAGCCATGGTGCCAGGTAGGCGATTGGGTGCTTATTGGTCGTTATTCGGGCGCTAGGTTTTCCCTTGAGGATGATCATGAGGTCCGAATCATCAACGATGATGAGGTAATTGGAACCATTCTTAATCCAGATGATATTAAATCTGCATAGGTGATGAAATGTCCGAAGAAACATTGACCGAAGCGTTATCAAAGCTTGATGACGAAAACATAAACAAAGCTGCTCTTCCTGAAAGCAAACGTGTTGAGGAAGAAGTTCAAGATGAATCTACTTACATTGAGTTCTCTGAAGAAGAAGCTGAATCAATTTCTCCTATAACGGAAGATGCCGTTAGGGAAGAGTTTGAGTCGCCTGATACTGATTCAGAGCCAGAGCTTAGTGAAGCGGAAAGGCGTGCACGTTCTGCTCAAGAACGTATCAATAAGGCTGTTGGCCAGGCAAAAGATTTTCAGCGAAGAGAGCTTCAAGCACTGCAATATGCCAAAGGCTTGCAAGAGCAGAATGAAGCACTCATGGCTCAAATAAAGCAGAGCCAAACTGCTGGGGCAGAGCAAAATCTTAAGATCCAAGAAACTTATAGCAATGAGTTTGCTGCTCGCGTTGAGACACAAGCAGAAGCTGCTAAAAGGCATCTAAAGTCAGCGTATGAATCTGGTGATTCAGAGGCTATGGCAGAGGCTCAGCAGTTGCTTGCAAAGGCAGAGGCTGATCGCAATGCACTTGCTCAGTATCAAAGAGAACTTGAGCAATATAAGTCAGATTACGCAAATTGGCTTGAGCAGAAAGAGGCTTATGAACAACAGTATTATGAAGAAAAAGCTGGCCAAGCTGATAGCCCCTCTTATGAGGAAAGTTATGCGGAACCTGAATATCAAGAGCCATCTCTAAAAGCTCAACAATGGGCAAACGACAACGAGTGGTTCGGTAGAGATTCGGTTATGACAAACGTAGCTTTTGCTATACATAACGACCTAATAAATAGTGGTATTGACTTAGAATCAGATGAATACTACGCTCAGATTGATGCTCGCATGAGGCAAGAACTGCCTAACAAATTTAACGAGCAAAATTTCGCGGGAGACAACCAACAACCCGTCCAAACTGTTGTCTCTGGATCGCGCACAACTGGAACTGGACGCAATCAAAACTCTCGTAGAGTTGAACTGACGCCAACGGAACAGCAATTAGCTAGGAAGCTTGGAGTACCGTTCAAAGAATACGCAAAACAAAAAATGAGGCTGCAACAATCATGAGTGACGAAGTAAAGGGTTCTAATCGAACACCAAGAAGTAGCGGAAGTCGAGAAGCTAAAGCTGCACGTAAACCATGGAGACCGCCTCAAGCATTGGAGACTCCTCCGCCGCCCGAGGGGATGAGATATCGATGGCTGCGAACCCACATACGTGGTGAAGCAGACAAGACCAATGTTCACATGAGATTTCGTGAGGGCTACGAACCTGTACGCCCTGAAGAAGTTATAGGTCATGACTTGCCTGTCATTGACGAAGGCAACCATACCGGCACTGTGGGCGTAGGTGGATTGATGCTTGCAAAGATCCCTGAAGAAACGGTCGAAGAAAGAAATGCTTATTTTGCTAATCAGACGGAGCAACAGATGAATGCTGTTGATAACGATCTGATGAGAGATGAGCATCCTGCTATGCCAATCTCAAGCGAGAGAAAGACGCAGGTGTCATTTGGTAGAGGCAATAAGAAACCATCTTAGCCTCGTTTTGATTGTGTTTAACTAGGAGATTCAAAAATGGCTAACCAAGATGCCGCTTTTGGAATGCGTCCAGTTCGGATGATAGGGGGTGCCCCTTATACCGGCGGACAAAGCCGATACAGAATCGCCGCTAACTACGGAACCAGCATCTTTCAGGGTGACATGGTTGCTCAAGTTACTGGCGGTGGCGTAGAGGTTCACGCTGACGGAGGCACTGTGCCTATCGTTGGTGTCTTCAATGGTTGTCAATACACTGATCCCACTACGAGTGAGCAGGTGTATAGCAACTATTATCCCGCAAGCACTAATGCTTCGGACATCATTGCTTTTGTTATCGATGACCCGAACGTTGTGTATGAAATTCAGGCTGACGACACGTTCCCTGTTGCTGATTTGTTCGGTAACTTTGACATCGTGTACACCAGTTCTGGCAGCACTGTTACCGGCATTTCTGGCGCTGAGCTAGATGTCACTACTGGCGCTACCGGCACTAGCCTGCCAATTAAAGCAATTGATATTTCTGGCGACCCAGAAAACTCAGATGTTGCTACGGCGAATACCAACGTTCTTGTTGTTATTCAGAACTCAATCTTCGGCGTCAAAGGCGCTGGCTTAGCTTAAGGAGGCTAACTAATGGCTATTTCAAGAGCACAATTAGCCAAAGAGCTAGAGCCTGGGCTCAATGCTTTGTTTGGCATGGAATATTCGCGCTATGAAAATGAGCACGCTGAGATCTTCGATACTGAAGCATCAGATCGTGCCTTTGAAGAAGAAGTCCTCATCGTAGGATTTGGTAATGCGCGTGATAAGTCTGAAGGACAAAGTGTCGGTTACGACTCTGCGTCTGAAGGTTTTACTGCTAGATATACGCACGAGACCGTGGCTTTGGCCTTTGCCCTTACCGAGGAAGCAGTCGAAGATAATTTGTATGACCGCCTTGGCGCTCGTTATACGAAGGCTCTTGCTCGCAGCATGGCGCACACCAAGCAGGTTAAAGCTGCTAACGTTTTGAACAATGCGTTCAACTCTAGCTTTACCGGTGGTGACGGTGTTGAGTTGGTTTCAAACGCACACCCCCTTGCTGGTGGTGGCACGTTCTCAAACCGACCGAGTTCTTACTCAGACCTGAATGAGACTTCTCTGGAAGATGCTTTGATCAACATCTCTACTTTTGTAGATGATCGAAACATGATCTTGGCCCTGCAAGGCGTCAAGCTGATCGTTCCTCCGCAGCTTCAGTTTGTGGCGGATCGTCTTCTAGAAACTCCTGGTCGGGTAGGCACGGCAGACAACGACATCAATGCCATTAGGAACATGGGAATGCTGCCGCAAGGCTACGCAGTAAACCATTTCCTGACGGACACTGATGCTTGGTTTGTTAAGACCGACTGCCCTGATGGGTTCAAGCACTTTGAGCGAAGCCCGGTTTCAACTTCTATGGAAGGTGACTTCGATACTGGCAACGTGCGTTATAAGGCTCGGGAGCGTTACAGCTTCGGCTTTAGTAACCCACGCGCCGTTTTCGCATCACAAGGCGCTTAATTGTTCCACATGGAACAATTTGAGAAGGGGCACTTGTTGCCCCTTTTCTTTTTGTGCTGTATAAATTAACTACCCCTGACAGGCGCATCCCGCGCCTGACACTGGCCAAGACAGGAGAATATCAATGGCTAATACAACTTTTTCGGGTGCGGTACGCTCTGAAAGTACCTTTAAAACTGTCAGCAAGAACGCTACTACTGGCGCGATTACTGAGATTGCAACTCTAGGTGACGGTCCCGTTAGCCTTGCTGATGCTGATGTCACGCTTACGAACGCTACGCACAGCGGTCGAATCCTTCTTGTGCCAGACGGCGGACAAGACAACACCTACACCCTGCCTGCTCCAGTTGCCGGTTCTGTGTTTAAGTTTGTCTATGCTGGCGGCGCAGCAGACGCCACAGACGCAATTATTGTTACCCCTGGTAACAGTAACTTTTATATCGGCGGCGTAACGTTCCTTGACACTGACGGCAATGCGATCAGCAGTGTTTTCTCAGACGGCAATTCTAATAGCAGCATTCAGCTAAATGTGCCTGCTGGTTTTGAAGTGACTATTGTTGGTTTGAACACCACCAACTATCAGATCTTCGGGAATGTAACGAGCACTACTGCACCTGCATTTGCTGATCAGTAATATTAGATTCGCTTTAATAAGAGGGCGTAAGCCCTCTTTATTTAGGAGAAAAACATGGCTGATACAGTAACCTCTCAAACCATCCAAGATGGCGAGAGAAAGGCCGTACTTAAATTTACAAACATCAGTGATGGATCTGGCGAATCTGCAGTAACCAAAATTGATGTAAGTGCTCTTTCAAAAAACAGTGCCGGTGACTCTTGCACTGAGGTCGCAATAGCAAAAATATGGTGGCAGTGCGTCGGCATGGGCGTTGAGCTTCTGAACGATGCGACCACTGATACCTTAATTATTGGGTTGTCTCCCGACTCAAACGGTTTCCATGATTATTCGGATTTTTCTGGAATACCGAATGATGCGGGCTCCGGTAAAACTGGTGATGTGAAGTTCACAACGATTGGTGCGAGCAATACAGATACTTACACTGTTATTGTTGAAGTGTTGAAATCGTACTAATTAGGTAAGGAAAGTCTAATGAGCACGGGCGTCGGTGGGCCAGAAACGACGGATTACGATATGATAGTGACTGCTCCAGCAATGGGAGCAGTTAACAGGGACTACGACCTAGTAGTGACCGCTCCAAGGATAAGGGACGACTTTAGTCGGGACTATAGACCCGCCGACATGCCAGCCTTTGCAGACACTTATAATCTTAATCCTTTGCTGCTTCCTCCAACTTACAATGAGTTTATAGGCATACCTCCAGACGTTATACAGAGTGAAGAAGATGCTGAACTTTTAAGAAAAGAGATCGCAAAAGCTTTAGAAAACCCTGTAGAAAAATATGCAAAACCAACTCGGAAGGGCCGGTTTGGAAGATTCCTTGAGAATACGCGCAAAGCATTAGAAGATGCAGACTATGACCCAAAAAAATTAGCATCCAGTAAGATAAAGGATGTTACGGAAGGCACCCCCGCTGGTAGAGCTTTTGAACAAGCTGAAGACGTATATGAAAACATCCGCAAGCTTCCTGAAACCGCTCAAGAAGAGCTTTTTAAACGTTTTCCGACGCTTGAACCTATTGTAAAAGGTGTGGGAGGTATTGCTGGATTCGCTCAAGATATTGCTAAGGCGACAACAAATCCCCTTAGCCTTTTCGGCGGTGCCTTAAGGCGTGATTTTATGCGAGATAACCCAAATCCAGGGAGCGTTATAGTCGAAGATCGTTCTGATCCGCCACAGTATGGACCGCCTGCTCCACCTGCATACGAAACAGTAGGCCCGTATGGCATTCCTGTTTTTGAGTCAATGCCAATAGGCATGAATACAGGGGGAGAAGTCTCTTATTACATGTCTCCTCCAGCACCTCCATCACCACCTGTGTTAGGTGGTTTTGACCCATCCAGGGGGTATTAATGGCCACTTCGGGAAGTTCAGACTTTGAGCCTGATGTAGCGGAATATATAGAAGAAGCTTTTGAGCGATGCGGCCTTGAGTATCGAACTGGATATGATGGGGTTACCGCTAGGCGCTCACTAAACCTTTTGTTTGCTGACTGGGCAAATCGAGGATTAAACCAATGGACTGTTGCAAACAGTACAACCACCCTGTCCCAAGGGGATGAGTTTATCGACTTATCTGCTACAACGATTGATGTGCTTGATGTTGTAGTTCGCAGAACCGATGGGTCTACTACAACTGACATCTCTATGGATCAGATTGGCCGAGCCGAGTATTGGGGATTGCCGGACAAATCCACTCAGGCCAGGCCAACTCAATTCTTTCTAGACAAACAGATAACGCCAAGGCTTTATATCTGGCCAGCCTCTGAAAACTCTACAGACCAACTGATCATCAACAGATTGGTGCGAATAGAAGACGCTGATGCAGGCGTAAATACAGTTAATGTGCCGTTTAGGTTTTACCCCTGCCTGGCTGCAGGATTAGCCTATTACCTAGCATTAAAAAAAGCCCCAGATCGAGCGCAAATGCTTAAGGCTTTTTACGAGGAAGAGTTCGAGAGAGCCGCCGACCAAGATGAAAGCAGAGCATCACTAATGATCGCTCCCAACATGAGATCTAGGATAGCGTAATGGCTTTTGCTTCCGGCAAGTATGCAATTGCCATCTGTGATAGGTGCGGGTTTGAATACAAGTACACTTCATTAAGAAAGGAGTGGACTGGCTTTCGCGTATGCACAGAGTGTTATGAGCCAAAACATCCCCAGCTAGAGCCGCCCAGGAATGTCTCTGATCCTCAAGGGCTTAGGTTCCCTCGTCCTAGTAGGGCTGCATCAAGTGTTGCTGGAGAAGGCGTTGTAAGAACAATTGATGACAATAAAGTTATGTCTGTTACAGGAGATCCAATTGGCTCAACATTTAGTATTGATGGGGCAACTGGGTCTGTTGGCACAGTAACGGTGGTAACCACATGAGTTTTACACTAGCTACACTTAAATCTACAGTTCAAGATTACTGTGAAACGTCAGAGTCTACGTTCGTTGCTGATCTTGATACGTTTATTAAGGAAGCAGAGGAGCGCATTCTCAAGAATGTTTCGCTTCCTGTTTTTCGCAAAAACGTAACAGGGACGGCGACAACGTCGTTTCCCTATCTCTCTACGCCAACCGACTTCTTGGCCACATATAGTTTAGCCTTGATAATCGATAGTGTTTATACATATCCATTATTCAAGCATGTGTCATTTATAAGAGATTACACGCCAAACGCATCAACAACAGGGCCAACCAAATATTATGCCTTGTTTGATGACAACACGTTTATCTTGGCACCAACACCAGCTTCTGATTACACGTATGAGCTTCACTACAAGTATCGGCCTGCATCGTTAACAACAACATCTGGAACAGATACTACTTGGCTTTCAGACAATGCGCCTGATGCTTTGCTTTACGGGACGCTTGTTGAAGCAGCAACTTTTCTCAAAGTTCCTGAAGAAGTTGGCCAATACGAACAGCGATTTAACTTGGCGTTAAATGCTTTAAGATCTTTGGGCGAAGGGTACGGCGCAAGAGATGAGTTTCGTTACGACATCGCAAGGGCTTAACGTTGTCATTTTTTAAAGAATCTACTCTTGAGGTTGGAACTGTTTCTGTTAAGACAACGGTCAACAAGGGACATGATCCTGATTTTTGGGCAGAGGCTGCTTCAGATAGAATAGTTAGCATTGGTGGTAACTGTCATCCTTTGATAGCCCAACAAGCAGAAGCATTTAAAGAATCCGTGCGAAACACGGTTAATTTTTACATTAAAGAAGCGATAAAAAGCGATAGAACAACGCTCATCGCACAACTAGAAAGCCAAGGTCATGCTGACATGGCAAACATAATCAGGAGTCTCTAATGGCTATTTCTACTGCAATGTGCACCAGCTTCAAAAAAGAGCTTATGGAGGCTGTACACAACTTTAAGAACTCTGGGGGTAGCACCTTTAACTTAGCGTTGTATACAAGTTCAGCAAGCTTAGGCGCAAGCACTACTGCTTACACAACGTCTAACGAAGTATCTGGCACTGGATATACTGCTAAAGGGGCATCGCTAACTCGTGTTGATCCCAGCACTTCTGGGACTACTGCACTAACTGATTTTGATGATTTGACGTTTAGCTCAAGCAGCATCACGGCAAGAGGCGCTCTTATCTTTAATGATAGCGCGTCAGGTGATCCTGCTGTTTGCGCGTTGGACTTTGGCGGTGACAAAACATCTAGTTCAGGTGACTTTACGATCCAGTTTCCTACAGCAGACGCAAGCAATGCGATTATTCGCATCGCGTAGCGAGTAGTATGTGGCAAATGTTACTGGTTGGGGAAGAGGCACTTGGGGCCAAGGTGCTTGGAATGAAGAAATACCTGTTGAGGTCACGGGCGTATCAGGCACTGGTGCGGTTACGACGGTCACGGTCAGCGCAGATGCAAATGCCTCTGTCACAGGCGTATCTGGCACCGGAGCCATTGGCTCA